CTATTTTTAAACCAGAACAGATAGTTTTCACTGGGTTTATAGATAAAGATAATATTTTGAAGGTTTATCTTACACCGGATAATATATGGGCGGCGATGCTGGAAAACACAGCGGGGCTGTCCTGTATTTATTTCACAGGAACCCCTGGCGTGTTAAAAAAACCCATTGAGAAATCATTTTAAGTCCTCAAATTTCCCAAAGGCTTAACTGAGGAAAAATATTGTATTTGTTTTTTTCAGGAGAAACCTCGTATAGTACCATCAGTGTAGGTGGGGGTATAGTTGAGAAACCGGGAAGAGAAACCAGATCATTGGGCTACGATTCTACTGTCGATACGCAAAGAATCAGGTCTCACCAGACCTGAACTTTCTGCGTTGTCTGGTGTTGGCACCAGTACCATAGAGAATTACGAGCGGCGGAAGATACAGGAACCTTCCATCTACAAAGTAGAGCAGCTTTTGGATTGCATGGGTTACGAGCTTGATGCTCTCAGAGGTTCTTCTTTGTCATCAACGATTTCACCGCACTGACATATCCACACGATTTCCTCCCCTCCTATAATAGCCTCCGCCATACAATCTTCAGGGTCTACTGTTTTTCCGCACCATCTGCATGTTTTAATCATCCTTGTCCTCTCTTTCGTTTTCTCATGCCACGCCAACCGGACTTTGGTCCTTCCTTCTTGCGCAAATTAAAAGGGCGCAATTTATTCCCCCTTGATTTTGTGGTTTTAGAACGATATGTGCTTTTGTTTTTAACCATCGAATAAATCTGCGTGATTTTTGGGTTTACGATTATGCCGACTACGCTTGTAAAATTCCCATGGGGTGGTCTTGAATATCTCTTTTCTATTTACCCATCGTGCGAACTTCTTTTGGTAAGGGTCTTCCTTATTGTAAGGCATCACATACGGATCGCATCCATATGAAGCTAACTTCTGTACCCGATACATGTCCTCTTCTGGAGTTGTATTGAACCCCACCAATACAAAGAAAGCCATCTGTCGAGGGGTTATTCCGGCATCCCAGCATCGATTTAAACCTTGGTCTATAAGTTTTTCTGTGCCTTTACTGAACTGGTCCCATGCGAAATGGACCTGCTTGTACTTTCCTTTCAGATTGCGGAACTCTACTGATGCCAGTGCCGTAGCCTGTTCTTCAGTGATGATACGGATATTCAACCCTTGGCTGAAGCATACTTTCAATTTGTGTTTTATTATTTCGTCAATCCTCTTATCCCATGACGGGTTCCCAAAGAAATCATTATCCAGTAGTACCACAAAATCGCTTCGCCGCTGTCTCCAAATTTCATCAATTGTGTTTTCCTCATACGGTTTCCCTTCTTTCTGAGGCACAACACAGAATTTGCAACGAAATCTGCACCCCCTCATGGTAAATCCAATATTATGAGGATAGCCATACAGGCTATAATCAGGAAAGCTTTTGTCTATTTCCAATGGGAGTTCTGTTTTGTAATCCCAACCCGTACCCCCAATCATCATTTCTTTCGGATCAAGCATGGATTTGTCTGAGTACTCAAAGACCGTGGATGCATAAACCTTGTCATAAGTGGATTTCCACAAGGGGCTATACCATCCCACAGAGTCCCCTCTTTCCTTATGATAATGACTTACTTTCATCAAAGCCAAGTTGGGGATCTTGGAATCTACATCCAATACTCCTATTTTCATTTCTCCCACCTGTAAAATATGTGATCGCCAATGCGGCCAATTTTTGTTTTCTTGATGTCCCACTTAGGGTTAACTGAAACTGCATGGTAATGGGTCGCCCCATCCGTTAAATCATCTGAGTCACCATATATTACATAGTGCGCAATTAACTGCGCCCATCGATATGCGTCAAGATCATGAGGCCGGTCTTTGCGGCCATCGCAGTACCACGTAAATTGACATTTCCAGCGCAGCGGCTGCCCAGTTACCTTTGAATGAATACCTTGTTTTATAACTTTACACGGCGTATCGGGGTAGCGAGGATCAGCTACCCTGTTCATTACTACGTGGGTGACCGCGATTTGCCCTCCTAGAGGCTGATTTCTTGCCTCGTAATACACATTTAAAGCAAGACAGACTAAAGATTCCGCTATCATTTTATACCCCGCACATCCCTTCGCACTCGTTTCCGAACATATCGAGTTGATCAGGATCGCCGTCTAACTGTGCCGTTTCCAGCGGCTCGTATGATTTGTGTAAATAAAATTCAGCTTCCTTATCCTGTCCCGCCCACATTGTCCGTATCAATCGATCTACCACTACCGCATCATCAAACGCCTCTCGATCATTATCGCGCAAGTTTCTCCACTCATCATTTGAATGGAACGGACAGAAGGTACACGCTGACCGTGGTGGAGTGACATTGTAGTGCTTCTGCATCCAACGGATGCAATCCCTTCGGTTCATTCCTTTCTCAATCAGCGGCCAACGGTGCTGGATAAAAGATTCACGCGATTCCTTCATACGCACCGCTTCATCTGTAGAAATACCAATCCACTGGGTAGCAAGTATCCCTTCGGGCGTTCTTTTGCCGAAAATACCTAGAATCTTGCGAACCTCTCTAACTAAAGGTCTTATTTTATAATCAGTTGTGCATTGCCTTCTAAGCAGTCCACCTTTTCTCCAGTTCCCATCATCTTTTAATTTTATAAACGCGGGGATTGGCATTTTTTTAAATTTTCCAGTTGGCCTTTGTTTGCCTATATCCGTTCTCAAGTTTCCATAAGATACTCTTGTAACTTTAAATGGATATTCGACTCTTATAGGGTTGGAAACGACTGTCTCAAGCCAATCAAGCCAATCGTACACTGCCTTGGGTTCAGCCCCAGTATCAGCAAATATAGCGCAGTGAGGCCTGGGTGTGATCTCACCATGCGCTGCCATTAAAGCCATTGTTGACGATTGGACGCCAGCACCTAGGGAGATGATGTTCATGCGTTAGCCTCTTTCGGCCAGATAATATCCGTCGCCCATTGCGTGTCAGAGAAAATGGCACAGTCGGGCATTGGAGTAAGTTCGCCTTCCGCTGCCATCAGCGCCATAACACTTGATTGAACCCCTGCACCCAGACTAATGACCTTCATTCTTTTTCCTCTTATAAGACCCTTTACCCTTCTTCGGGCGCATTATCCGTGGACGGAACAACCGGGATTCCAGCAATTTTGCCCCCGGCGATCTTCTCTTTACTACCTTCATCTTTCCGTCTCTCGTTATCCATTAGAACAATCGCACGGGCCAGAACCGAAGTACCCCCTTCTTCCCGACCCGTATGCAGACTGTGTATCAACTGATCCAAAGGAACTCCGTACTGAAGCGCAAGGGATAGTATCACGGTTGCATCGTCCAACAGGATGTCCATGTCGCTACCGCTCTTGGACCCCCGTATGAATACTTCTCCTATTATACCTGTTTCGGGTTCCACGCCAAATGACACATGGTACTTACCACTCTCTGTTTTCAGGCCCGTTGTTACATTCAACCTTCTGTTCTCCAGCTTCCGCCGCTCTGATTGCATATCCTATTTCCTCTGCGATTTGCGGGATGATCGAGTTTCCCAAGGCACGGAGTTGAGGTACTCTGTCGGGTAGCCCATCAACCAGGCGACCCACTTGGGGTTCAATTTCCCAGTAGTTTGCGGCTGCTCTACTTGAACGGTAACCTCCAGACGCCTCTTCGGATCTCCCTTGTCTACTTCGCTTTGCGCCACTCCGTTTGCGCTGGACACCCGTGGTGTCGGCCACATTCGGGTCGGTGTCGGGCTTTGTGCATCGTTCACCGCTGCCGCCGTGTTCCATCCGTGCTTCCCGTCCTTGTGGCTGGGTGCAACTCCCTCGCCCCCCGTCATCCCGGTCGGTGTCGGCCACATTTGCGCCACTTGTTGAAGACCCTTTTGAACCACCCGTCCTGTCTTCTTGTCGTAGAATCTTTGATTGTAATGAGTTGGGACGTTTCCGTCCTTGTCCACTACTTTGATGTTCTTCCACCCCGGTTCTTGTGCGCTTGGAGTCGGCCACATCTGTCCCCAGCTTCCCTTGTGCTTGAGCATGGAGGGCGCCATCTGGGTCGGGGTCGGGGAGGTCGGGTCGGGTGACATTCTTTATATCTCCTAAGATCGGGGTTCGCGGCCAATGGGATTTTAGCACCAGGCGGCAGTAAGGTTCCAACTCAACAAAACAGGTCGTGCGAAAAAAGCCGGTGGCCTCGAGACCAAGCGCGAAGCCACCGATACCAGAAAACAAATCCAGAGTTCTGAGCATCAAATAATCTGGATCAGATTTACGAGAAGTTCCCCAATCCAGACCAACAGAGTAAAATCAAAGGTCATTGTCTGTTCATCACAAGCTTGTAAATCCTCCGGGCTTTGTCTCCTTGGTTATCTAAAAACCACTGGAATGGATCTGTACGAAACCTGAGACCTTCACTCTCATCTGCAAACACGCCGCTCAACATTGCGACATCCAATACACAGTGCATTGATTTCAGCATGTTGAGGAAAAGCTTGTAACCTTTCTCTTCCTCCGCTGCCAAGATGAATGGATTATGCACCAAGGTTCGCGCCTTGAGTGGCCCCTCAAGGGGAACCACTCTTTTACCGTCCGAAGACCATGCTGTTGTCATCTTAGAATTGGTCGCAGAATTCATAACATTCTCCTACATATCCGCCGTGGATGTCTAATTGTGGCCAGTCTTTCCTGAGTTTCTCAACGATCTTCTCAGGGGGGGACCATGCCGTGTCAAAATTGTACGTGACGTATTTCCCACCAACGTGTTTGTGCGTCCCGATTTGTCGTTCCACGTTGTAGGCGTTCCACTTGGTGTCCCAGTTTTCACAACACCAGTCATACCAGTTGGGGACGCCTTCTTTCGCCAGACGTTCTTTGTCTTCTGAACTTACGTCATCGCGGTAGATGTTGTCGGGCATGGGGATGACCTTTTCAAAGTCAAAGCCGTCACCCATGTATTTCAGAAAACGGTTCACTTCCTTCGTTGCACCGTCCACTGTCAATTCATTGCTCACATGATTAGGCATACGCTTTCTCCTCTCTTAATAAAGTGCGCTTGTGAAATTATCTTCAACATATAGGACACCGTTGATACCATAGTGCTTGGTCGATAAAGTAGTTCCATCCACTACCTTTGTTCCCCAAGAATACGGGGCGTTAGCCAAGAAAACCGCTTTGGCAAACCCCCGTGGGGTAGCCGACCTGATGTTCTTGGTCTTGAGTGATTTGCCACCCGTCCTTGCATGAACAAGTGAGTCACGTGGCGACTTCTTTGGGTCTTTACGCACATGTGTCACCGTAACGTGTTCAACAGGGATTGGTTTTGGCATTTCAAAATTGCACCCTGTCCACAGGCAAGTGCGCTTTCGGTATGCGTCACGTGGCGAAATGTAATCTGGCCATTCTGGATGCACATCGTCTTCTGGTAAATACCCACCATAATCGCATGGGTGAAATGAGTGATCGTACTTCCTCCACAATCGGCTTAACGCTCCTACCGGATTTTCTATATAGAAGGGGGCGCCCAAAGAGCGACCAACCAAGGAACATGCCATGACATGGTCTGTTGCGGTTTGCTGAAAGTGGGGATCTTTTTTCTCTTTGTCTTTCCACCACCGCGCCCCAGCAGAACTGAGGTCGGTGCATGGGGGAAAGGCCGACATGAACACGGCCTTGTTGCTGTGCCGTGCGACAATTTCAAGAAGCTGGTTGTTGTCATACAGGTCGGCACGGACATACTTAATCCCTTCAATCATGCGGTATATCTCGCCTGTTCCTACAAAAGGATCGTGCTGGATGTCGTAAGCGTAACAATCGTATCCAGCTTCCGCCCATGGCCGAAGTGCCTCGCCCGTGTAATCATACAATGAGACAACGTGATTTTTCATGTCCTACCTCCCTTACTCTCTTTTCAATTTTCCCATTGGGATAATCTGCCCTGACACTCTCCTCATTTTCATGACACGTTTCAATGTAAATGTATTTGCCAGTGCCGTCGCATACTGGGCAAGACGTATCACCAGACCAAGGTGAAATTGCAGATTCAAACCACCCCATGCCGTCGCACTCAGGGCAATCATCAGTGATGTGCCATTCGGTTTTGTAAACCCTTTCTATCATGACTTTTCCCTTCTTGCTTGATTGAAAATCTTCATCGCTCCACTCCGCTTGGCAAAACCATACTCGTCTGCGAAGTCCATGGACGATTGCAAAAAGAGGCGGGGGCTTTCCCCCACCTCCAGTGCATTGGCGATAACCTTGGGGTCTCTCGTTCTGGCAACCTGTACATCATCATGCCAAACCTCAATCTTCCCAAACTTGGCGCACACGAAAATATCCATTAACCCTTTTCCATCATACGCTTGACAAAAGTCGCTGGTGCGACCCGCTTAGTGCCATCAGAACATTCTAACATGATTTTGTTTTTACTGGCTTTGGTTTTTAAACCCGTGATTTTGTAGGTGAGACCCCTATGGGTGAAACTGTCGTCCAGCCAATCTGGATTAAGGTCGCATAAGGACTGAGCGTATCTGGTGAAGTCTTCACGCTCACGTGTCTGAACAACACCATCTTCGCTAACGGTGTTCGCTGTAATCTTGGTAGTGAAACGATTGCCTTGGAATGAGATGTTCCCGATTTCCAAAGTAATGCCGAAGTGATCAGCTACATCATTCAAGGACGTGTTGATAGCCGACCTGATGTCGGCTAAGTTGGACTTTTCAAAAGAGGTAATCATTCCAGTTCTCCTTTCTATAAATAAAGTACCATTAATCATGGGAGAGGGTCAAGTTATACCTATATAGGAGCGATTTGAAAAAAAAGTTTTTTTTTTTCAGTTTTTTAACAAAAAAAGTGTCAAAGTGTCACGAACCAAAAATAGATACGCTGTAACCATTGACCACTAACAATTACAGCGATTTCAACTCGTGGCATTGCTCGTGGCACTTACGGCAGAAGGTATACGTTTCGTGGCACTTCTTCGTTCGTGCGAAAGTTGAAAAATCATAAACAGGTACTGGATTTTGAAATCGCTCCTATATAGGATGCAGGTATGGGAAGACGATTAGAAAACAAAGCTTCTGAAATTGAAGAGGCCCATGGCCGGAAACTAACAAATCGGCAAAGGGAATTTTCCAGGCATTATGTTGATGGCACTCACTCAAATGCGGAGTGTGCCAGACTTGCTGGTTACGCAACTGACTGCGCTAAAATTCAAGCGCATAAACTTCTGGATTCAAAGTTCTTCCCACATGTTGCTGAATACATTTCAGAGTTGAGGGAAGATAGAGAACGCAAATACGGGGTCACTCTTTTAGGCCAACTCAAAAGACTGAGTGAACTATCTATAGGTGCGGAAGAGGCTGGACATTTTTCGGCAGCAATCAATGCAGAGAAAACCAGATCGGCTTTGGGTGGTCTTACTGTTGATAGACGTGAGACAAATCATTTTCATGCAATTGAAAACATGAGTCGTGAAGAAATTGAAAAACGTTTGGCAGAACTTCGACAGAATCATCCTAGTGTGTTTATAGATGCTGATTACGAGGTAGTGAATGGCGCAAAAGCAAGAGACATTACTGTGGAACAAATTGAAAGAAAAGATCCCCCCGCACTGGAACACAACACGGATTGAAAATCGTTATGGGGGAGGTATCCCTGATGTACATGTTTGTGCGGAGGGTTGTTCTTTTTGGATAGAACTCAAAGTAACAAAAACTAACCGATTAAATATCTCATCCCATCAAGTTGCTTGGAATTACGCCTATTATAAATCAGGAGGGGTAAGTTTTTTCCTAGCCCACCCCCTCTCTTCCCCTAACCTATATTTGTTTGGGGGGGACCATGGTCGGGAGTTAGTTAAACACGGTTTGCGAACTGTGAGTTTGGGTTCTGAAACCGGAACCGTGGTTCCTTGTCTTTGGTCGGGGCCAGACTGGTCGGGGTTGGTCGGGTCTTTGATCGGGATCAGTCGGGGTCGGGTCGGGGTACATGGTCGGGTCGCCGATGACCAGGTCGGGGTCAATGGTCGGGTCGGGTCGGGGTCAATGGC